TGATAGTAAGGCTTTTCTTGGTAGTTATTCCCCGGCTATCTGTGAGATTAAATGTCGCTGTTACATTGGAGGCACTATCTATCACTATCCCGCTTACACTTGCATTTGAATTATTGACCGTCAAGTTGTAATTGACGGCATTAATTACCACTTTACAACTTGAAATTGTTGCTGATTTATTCGCTGTTAAAGAGGTAGCAGATACCGTAACTTGACTTTGATTTCTAATTATTAATTGATTATTCCCCGTGATCCCTGTCGTCGTGCTGTTTGTATCTTGATAACTCACCGTACCTATAGTAGGCTTACATACGCTTGTATCAACTGTATACGTGCCACCCGTTTTGGTACTAACTACCCCGCTATACGTTACCTTGACTTTATAAGTACCACTCTTAGAGTTAGGAATACTTGCATAGAATCTATTTTGAACCGTTTCGTTATTATATCCACTTATTGATGTGCCATTTGTCGTATCGTTGCTTATTTGGCTGTTATTCGCTCCTAGAATATTAACTGTTATATTCCTTTTTAATGGATTATAAAATCCTAAAGTCAATTTGTTTCCAATAGTTAAATCAGGCATACTATTGCAATATGGATAAGCATAGGTCGCCACACTAAGAGCTGAACTATCTGTGGTTAGTTGGCTGTCTTTTCTCCTTGCTCTGGTTTTGACCTGATAAGTTGTATTTGCTACCAAGCCGCTTATCGTATACGCTCCGCTTGTGCCATCCGTAACATCTACACCGCTCCAACTGGACCCGTTATTCGTAGAGTACCATACATAATCAATGATACTGTCACTAGACCAATTCATGACTATTGAGGTTTCCGTTTTAGTATTCAACGATTGACTAATTGTTGCGTATTTTGGGATCTTAGTCAAAGCCATTGTAGCGCTGCCGCTTATTGTCCCAATTTGTGAACCGCTCCATGAAATATTCAAATCAATTGAAGCTGAAATAGAAATAGATTTAGTCCCATCTGTATTATGTGTTACTGTTTGAGTTTTAGAGATAAGGGTTTTATCTCCGCTGCCCCCAATTGATCCGCTCCAAGTATATTTCGTCCCGTTAATAGTACATGCTGCGGTTTTCGTAGCTGTTGATGAAATAGACGACGGTCTTTTTAAGACTAATTTTATCGACAATGTAGAAGTATTATTTGCGGTGCTAGTTGCCGTTTCGTCTACCGAAAGTATTCCATATGGTCTTTGGTTTGCTGTACTTCCAAAGGTTAATGTTTTTGATACTCCCATTCTTTTCCTCCATTTGCTTAATTGCTTAATTAGGAATTTAGTCTTTCTTTAATCTCAAAATTAATCTTTTCTTAACGGAAAATTTCGCAATTTCAACTGTACTGTACTGGACTAAACTAAACTATACTATACTGGGTCTGCATTTCCAGTAAATTCCAGCTTCGTTTGCGAGGTGTGTTTTTGTATATTACTAATAAATTTATCTATGCTATGAATAAATTCCATCTTTTTTTATGTGTATGTTTTTATTTTTCCCAAAAAATCCAGTAAATGTCACCTTCGTTTGCGGGATATGCTTTTGTATACTCTGGCAATTTCATATACATTTTAAATAAAAATCCTATTTTTATTTGTCTTAGGAAAATTTATAAATAGAGTTTATTTTTTTTTGGTGTCGAGTTATAATTCAACAAAAAATAAATAGAAAAGGAGAATACATGGCTCAAAGACGTATGATTTCAAAACATATTTACGATTCTGATAAATTTTTAGATCTTCCTGCTACTACGCAATTGTTATATACGCATTTAGTGGTACGCGCTGACGACGACGGTTTTGTAGGAAATGTGAAGCGCTTGTTAATGATGCTCCCTTGTTCTGAGATTGACCTAAATCTCTTAATTCAAGCGGAATATATCATTCCTTTTGATACCGGCGTGTGTGTTATAACCGACTGGCATCAATTCAATAAAGTCTCTAAATCAAAATATACCCCCACCATGTATTTAGAAGAACGGTTGTGTTTAAGTTTGGGTGCCCAAAAAAAATATCTAGTGGCGGTCCCGGACTCTGTCTCGGACTATGTCCGACATTAGGCTTTGGGAGTTGATACTAAACCTATTCCGTCCGATGTTATATTTCCATTTCCATCATCTAAAGTGATTGGTATAAATCTCACTTTATTACAAAGGGTGATCTCTTCTTCAATTACACTCTTTTTCATATGAAATTCATCATGATCTACCCAATATATTTTATTTCCTAATCTGTCATATCCGGCAAATCCTACTTGATTATTAATTAAGATGTATGAATTATCTACACCCCACATTTTAAGCCCGTTTTTGCTCATTTCAGCTATCAAATTGTTAGCTTCGTCATATATCTCTATTTGCCCATAATCGTTTAAATTTGACCCTAATTTGAGAGTCCCACCTTTTATTAAATCAGCGGTGAAATTTATGACGTTTATCGCCTGGGCGTTAAATTCTCCATCTATTGTCCACGCTGTGACAAAATTCCCGTTTATACCCGTTTGACTGAACGCAATTCCTCCGCTATTTATCATTATTACGTTTACTGCCTCTTCTTTTGGCAACTTGTCTACTACTAAAATTTTATCTCCTTCATAGATAACATAGCTTGACCCTAAAGCATTCCAAATTTCATCTTGGGCCTCTTGCAATTGAGTAGTGAGAACAATTTGTAAATTGGCGGTGTTTTCGTCTATTTTGGTTTGAGTATCACTTGTAATATCACTCATCAAATTAGAGAGTTTTTGCTGAAAATTTCCGAATTCTAATTCTGTGTATTGATCTAATATGCAATCAAAATCGTATGATATTAAATGAGTAATTAAATTAATTCCTAATCTTTCGTCAACAACCGAGATTGTATCTCCTATATCACTAATCTTTTCTAAATTTGCTTTAAGAGTATAATTTACTTTTGGTACGCAATTTTGATCTACATAATTTTGCCCTTGGAGTCTCAAATCATCTATAAGAGCTTGCTTGTATTGTTGTTCGTTCTCAAAATCTTGTTCGTCTATTTCCTGATTAAATGATACTGTCTTTGTATATGGCAAATCATACGTAGTTTCTGAATATACATATGGATCTACGCCTGATTCCAAATTATTTAAAAGAATTCCATCTTTCCCAACGGGCATTAATTTCGTGACAACATTATCCCAATTTTCATCACATTCTATCTCTTTTAAATTTTTTGCATATCTAACACTTACCCCGTTATCTTCTCCTATGCTGCCTCTTATTTGAATATCGAAGTTGTCTCTGTATAGATGGCCTCCCCATCTCTCTAGAACGGTCATAATAGCCTCATATAGAGACTTTCTAACACATCTAAAGGTTTTTACCGTCTGAACATCAGAAAGCGTTGTAAACGGGCTTAAATTGTCCGTAGCGCTGTTTAAATGATCTAACGCCTCATTACAATTCTTTTCTACTACGTAACTATCAGATATTAGATAGTTTTTAGTATCATAAAAAACATGGTAACATCTCGTTTTAATTCTGCTTCTTGTTTTTTGTACATTCCCAACTCTGAATGCTTGATCCCCTTGTGGAGTATTGGCAACTATAATATTTCCTTCTATCAAATCATCAACGTAACTTAAATCTGTCTCTAGATCTACATAAAAAGGGCCGTTGTCCTCTTTATGAACAACGGCTCTTAATGGATTTATGATTACATCTCCATTTGATGAAAAGTTCTTATCAGTTATTCCGAATAACTTTATCATGGTTCTTCCTCCTTATTTATGGAGTAGGTTCTTCGGCACTTGATCCTGCTGGGTCAATAGGTGTGTCTGACAAGTTAGAATTATTGATCTGATAAACTCCTGACCCCTCTATATAATAAGGATTTGATAGATCACTGGGCCAATAAGTTCGAATATATCCGTTTTCTTGAAGTATCTCGGCGTATTTTGTATTTTCCCATATTCTTGCAACAATCCCTGCTGTTGGGGTCCATAGTTGGGAATTATCACTAGATGAATATCTTACACAAACTGACAATGTTAAAGGTTGCATAGAAATACCTGAATTGAAGGGTAAAGGTCCAATACCCATTCTGTTGTTCCCTGGGTGTGATGTTATTGTTCCCTTAATACTAAAGAACACAAAACATAAATCCCCAATCAAAATATAACTTCCATCTTGACTACTATAATTTGTTGCTGGCATCGCCCACGTGTTCATAGGGTAATAGATATCAGCCGGTCGGTAATAAGCAAATGAAGGAGTCCAATTCCCCGTTACATAGTTTGTTATTCCACTAATATTAGCAAGCTTCGCTTTTTCAACTGCCGTATAGTTCTCATCTGATAATTGTTTCCCTGCTACTTTGTCTACTTTGTCTGATAATTTATTATCAGTTTCAGTTTTAGTGTAATAATTCGACAAATCACCCGAACCACCGCTTCCAAGGCCTCTTCTTGAAATTAACCCGTCTCCCATTATCTCACCACCTTTAATTGTATAGGAATATCAGTTGTTGGCATGGTCTCCATACAAAATGCCATTATATATCCGTTATACGTTGTAATTTTAGACACACAACCCCAGGCTGCAAGCTGAGCTGTTGCTATAGATGCCGTGGTATCTAAAACAACGTCTACTATAGGAGTATCAGTTTCTAAGATCCCTTCGACGTCCACTATCTGTGCATAAGGAACCGTAGTACCTGTAGCCTCTTGCCAATCACTGGCCAAGAGGGTAGCTGTATACAAAGCCGTCATTGCTGCTTCAGCTTTCGTATAATAATTCACTAAATCATCTGTTGTGTTCGTTACAAACACTCCGTCGTTAGTAAAATCACTTAGTTTAGTGGGCTTGTTTATAAGATCGTTATAATCAGTGGTCCCTCGTTCCCCTTTTAGCATTAATACTTGTACGTTTGGGTGCTTAACGAAATTATTACTCATTCATTTCACCTCATTTAATTTGTCAAATCTGATTCTATCTTTAATATTCCTTTACGGAGAGTAAATACATCATAATTAATCCCTATCTGGAAATCATAATAATAATTCCCGGGATCTAGATTTTTCGTATCATTCGGAGCAATTCTTATTCTATAAGTCACCGACTTTTCATCTGTACCTACGATTTCTATTCCGTCTCCTATAGATTTTTTAAAGATAACATCATAGTCATCAAAATTTGACTTACACGTAAAAAATGCGGTATCTAAGTTTTGTACCCCTTCGTCAAATTCAACTTTTAATCCGAAAGACATTGTATCTCCCCTGACCATCGTTACATTTTCTTCATATGCCACTTTATCCCCTCCTATATCCATCGAGAATATCTGTCTATGTTTATTTGCGTTATATCACCGCTCCAACTCAAAATGTTTTTCCCTGCTTTTAACGCAAAATTTTCATAATCCCCGGTGACTAGCCGGTTTTTCAATATTCCGTCTTTGTATGCTTCAAATTGTTGCCCATCAATTGTTATATACTGCTCTACCCCTAATTCTATTAAAAATATTTGGAAGCCATTTAAGCTTAAATTTATATTTCCGCTCCCATATATCGTCATTATTGGCCTTGATATATAGTTACCATTGTTCATAACTTCAATATCTAGACTGTTGTTGCTTTGTAAATTGAGATCAAGAGTAAAATTCATTGCGGTATTTGCTGCAATATAAAAATAGAGATAATTATACGTTTTAGCATCGCTTAAAGTCGCATCAATGGATACGGTGCTATTGTTTTGCAAAGTAACATATTTACCACCGAAAGAATTTGCACTTGACGGGCTGTTATATATCATCCTTATAGAACAAGCTGAAACTGCTGTACCCTCTCCGAACGCATCAAGAGTATAACTGCCTGGCTTCAAAGATAAACTATTTATGGGCATATAAATTTCAGTTGCAGCTGTACCCGTTCCGCTTATTCTTATACTTCCATTTGCTGCATTAACGGTTATTCCGTTTAAAGTCCTTGTATAATTATCAAA